CGGGTCGAGGACCGCGAGAAACAGGGCGACAAAGGCCCCCGAGGGGACCAAGGTCTCAAGGGAGATCCTGGAGCTGCTGGAGCTCCCGGACCCGCAGGCCCTCAAGGACTGCAAGGACCTCAAGGATTAGCAGGCCCTAAAGGCCCAACCGGGGACAAGGGTCCTCGAGGGGATCAAGGTCCTCAGGGACCTCCCGGACCTGCTGGCGCTGGAGGCGGTCAGAACACCCAGGATATGGTCAACCTCATGATCATCCGCAATGCTCTCGATCAGTCGTGGACCGGTCAGGCTCGCAATCAGAAAGGCCAGCCGATCCCTACATTGGACGTTGAGTGGGTTCACCACTCTAACGGGTCCCCGTTCTACAGACCGTCCGGTGCCGGTGCGACCTGGAAACCTCCGCAGGTCGGTGACTACTACTGGGACAACAGTGGCACGTGGTGGTATATTGCGGACTTCAACTACTTCCGGTCTCCCGGTCGTCTGACTACCCCGCACATGGTTCTCTGTTGCACCCCGGGTGCCCGTATGGACCGTATGTACACCACCCGTGATAACTCGAACGGTTACTGGGGTTGCGGGTTCGTCCAGTGGGGTATTACCGACCTACTCAGAAACACAGTAAACACCTTCTGGGGTAACGGCGCTAGGATCATGTCGATCTACCTCCAGCAGTCCACAAGTATGGTCGATGGCAGGATCTCGACATCGGCCGAGCGTCTTGCGGATGTGTGGCTCCCCACCGACATGCAGGTCTTCGGATCCCGCGTTCTCTCGGTCCGTCAGTACTCGGAGTCGCCCAACCTCCCCGCGCACACTGGCGCGATGCAGTTCAGGCTGTTTGGTCAGAACCCAGAACTCGCATTCGACACTCTTCGAGGAATGGCTCAGAACCCTACTGACACAGAGCGATACAAGTGGCTCGCCGACCCTCTCGCGGACGGTAACTGGACCATCGTGGACAATCTGAAGCGTACGATGACTTGGAACTATGCGGACGCGACCTGTCGCTCGATGGCTTGTCTCTGCGTTAGCTAAGGAGATTATATGAAGATCAAGGATTTCGCAAAGGTCTCCGACGTTAAGGCGGACGACGTATTTATCCACGACGGCGAGCGAGGAACTAAAGGTATTAAGGCCTCGGACCTCCCATACGCACTGTTCGAGGACCTCCCCCTGATGCACAAGAACGTGTTTCGCGGGAAGAACCTCGGGACGAGGATGACCACCGATCAGATCGCCCGAGTCCGGGACGGTTCTTTCAAGGACCTCTGGATTGGGGACTACTGGGCCAGCGATGGTATGCCTTGGCGTATCGTGGATATCAACTATTGGAACGTCCACAATGCCCTGACGATCCCACACCTTGTCATCATGCCCGACCGGGCACTTTACAAGCAGACTATGTACGACAGCACCACCACCTCGACGAACTCCTTCTGGGGTTCGAAGGTGTGGAACAGCATCGGACAGTGCGGAGACTTCGCCTCGAAGGTATTCGACCTCTCGTATATCCGTACACACGTCGACTCGTACATGTCCGCTGTGTCTGGGTCGGGCGCCGAGTGGGAGAAGTACTACTTCAAGTCCAAGACCGTGGACGCCGCCGTTAAGTTCATCATTCCCAATGAGGTCATGGTGTACGGCTGTCGTATCGCGGTGAGTTCCCCGATGGGTTCAGACGGTCTCCACGAGGTGTCCAGCCGACAACTTCAGCTGTACAGGATGGGTTACAACCCCGGAGCACAGGACTCGGACTTCTGGCTTCGCGACCAGACATATCTAACCCAGTACGCGCTCTTTGGAGACAAGGTAACAAACCCCGGTGCCCCTCTCATCAACGCTCCCATGGAGTATGCCGGCGAAGGCCTTCAGACTGACCAGCATGGCGTCCGTCCCGTCTTTGCCGTTGGTTAATATTCGCTCTACGCGGTAGGATCATATCCCTTGTGTGATCCCGTGCACGTATAGGAGGAATCCATGCCGCATGTGCTGGAACTGACCGTGACTATCGCGGCCTCAGTCCTGGCAAGCAGTGGGTTCTGGGCATTTCTGTCAGCTCGATCAAGCCGGCACAGTGCCCAGACCCAGCTCATGCTCGGGCTTGCACACGATCGTATTGTGCATCTGTGTATGACATATCTGGATCGTGGTTACATCTTAAAAGATGAGTATGACGATCTGGTGAAGTACCTCTACAAACCATATTCAGCCTTCGGCGGTAACGGCCTTGCCGAGAAGGTGTTTGCAGAGGTTAAGGAGCTTCCAATCAAACGCTCCACCCCGCTCGAACTTACTGTAGAATTCGAGCGAAAGAACAAGGCCATGAAGTTTCGGAGAGAGAATGACACTCGATAACAAGACGTACGACCGCCTCAAGTTCGTCACCCTCATCGCTCTTCCCGCCCTCGCCACTCTCTACCTGACTGTGGCGCAGATCTGGCACCTGCCCGCCGCTACTGAGGTGGCTGCCACGATCACCGCGATCGACACCTTCCTGGGTGCTCTGCTAGGGCTGTCGAGCAAGAACTACACTCCCCCGACGGACGGTACGCTCCATGTGACCCCCGGCAAGGAGACGTACGCCAAGATCGACACCCCGACTGAGGATGTCCTTAAGAAGGGCGTCATGACACTGGGTGTCAAGAAGCTCGAGGCCTGAGACGCGAGGAAAACTTGGTGTTTAATGAGCCCCACTCACGAAAGGAACCACCATGTTTGACAAAAACCCAAAGCTTTCGGAGACCGCCGAAGAGGAAGCTCTCAAGTATATGCTCGAGGAGCATCTTCCCGGCTCACCGGAGTACAAGGCTGTACTCGAGGACATCAAGACCCTGCACAACCTCAACCAGAAGAAGAGGTGGGTGCCGAGTCCGGATTCCGTCCTGTCAGCCTGTGCCTCGGTGGGCGGGATCCTGCTTATCCTGCATTACGAACAGCTCCATCCAGTAGTCTCGAAGGCTGTCGGGTTCGTGTCGAAGATTCGTCTCTGACCATGAACCGCTCAAAGCCTTATACGTTATATTCATACCATAGCGTATAGGGCTTTGACGCGGGCAATCGAGTTTTCAAAAACCGAAAAATTCCCGGGGTGGTTTTTCAGATCGCGGATTTAACATGAGGTATAATGACCACCTATGAAAGGACACCACCATGAATGCTAAGTTCATTGGCCTCACTGTCGGACTCGCTGCTGGTCTTATCGGCAAGCTCTACGTTAACCGCATCACTGATAAAGCCGCAGACGCATTACTCAAGACGCGACGCAATCAGCCCCAAACCGTAGTGCTTGCTGATATTCCGGAGGCTCACCCGACAGAGCCCCAGACCGGCACGTTCAAGCAGTGCAAACCCTCTCACAAGTGAAACGCCCGTATCTACCCTCACACGGTGGATTGGGTTTTTAGAAAGGATCAATCATGTACCACAAACGACCTTGGTATCGAGACCCGGAACTGTTCAACAACATCGGGGCCATTTGTACAATTACACTTATCATCGGCGCGTACCTGTTCGTCGTGTTCGGCGTGGGGTTTAGTCCGTACATGCAGCTTCCCGAAAAGATAGTCTCTATCGGAGCTATGACGATTATAATGATTATGTGGGGAGCTTTCGTGTTCGCCGACTACTTGAGGAACGAACGGAAATGATCAAGCCACTTACTGCGGTCTTTGAGCTCTATATCCTCGTGATGGGGGTCTTATCAATACTCGCCACGACGCCTATCGTCTGGGCAGCAAGCCCATCCATCTATCTAGGCATCGTTATGGTACTTGGTCTGTGGTTCACCATATTCACGATCGTTGTCACAAGCCTCGTCATTGCCCACGGAATCACAAACCCGCGGAGAAAACACGATCTATAATGACCACCATATCCGAAAGGAGACCACTATCGAAAGCGCCACAAGGATATAACCCGCACCCTATACTCTAGCCGTTCCACATAGAGTATAGGGCTTTCCGAACACTCAACAAAGGAGAACCATGAATGTCAACACCATCCAGAAAGCCGTACGTCCAGCCCTCACTCTTCTCTCACGAAACGCACCCCACATACTTACAGGAGTCGCCGTGGCTGGGGTGGTCGGAACTTCCGTCGCAGCGTATCGTGCAGCCGTGCCCGTCAGGGATCGCCTACATGATCTCCCGGACGAAGCGACCCTCCAAGATAAGGTACGCGCTACCTGGAAGCTTTACATTCCAGCGGCTGTACTGGGTGCTGCGACTATCTCTTGCATCGTTGCGGCAAATGTTATCTCGACGCGTCGTCGCGCCGCTCTTGCGGCTGCATACTCACTGGCTGCGGAGGCTGTGACGCACTACCGCGAGGACCTTCGGAACCTTACAGACGAAGCCACCCTCGAGGAGTCCGACCAGCTTCTCGCTCGAAAGCAGCGCAAGGATGAGGTTTACCAAGGCCCTGCCAAGGAGACCTTCATCGTCGGGGACGGTAAGTTCCTGTGCTACGACACATATTCTGGTCGATATTTCGACAGCACTCTCGAGGAGATCAAGAAGTGTGTCAACGACATCAACTTCGATCTCATCCAGGGCAACCCCGTCAGTCTGAATGATTTCTACAGCCTTGTAGGACTCGACCAGAATGCTATGGGCGACCAGCTCGGGTGGACGATTCACTCGAAGTGTGAGATCGACTACATGGGGCTGCTCACGCCCGATGGCAAACCCACTGTGGGTATCCGCTTCAAGGAGGAGCCCACTTCCGACTGGTGGAAGGTAAGCTGATGGCCTATGTTATCTGGATCATCATCCTCGGAGTTGTTGGATACTTTGCATTTTCTAAGTGACCATCGCGAAGAGAACATGTCCCATAATGACCACCTACCACAGAAAGGAACTCCCATGACCACCTCCGAGAAGGACACCGTTGTTTCCGCCGACTCCGTTGAGGAGCTCGACGAGTCCCCCAAGACCAACTTCGCTGCCAAGGCAGTCAGCTCTGTGACCAAGTTTGTGACCGACCACCCGCTCCTCGTTTGGGGCGGCGTTGCCGTTGTCGCAGGCGCAGTCGCAATTGCTCTGACTCCCAAGCATGAGATTATCGAGTCTATCGAGGACGACTCCGTCGACATTTCCACTACTACGGACGAGAACGGCAATATCGTCACGACCATCGTCGAGGTCGCTCCTGAGGAGACCTCTTCTACAGAAGAGTGACTCAAGATCTTATCCGCCCTAACCCGGCGGATGGGTCTTTCATTTTCACACAAAAACACCATGAAAGGTAGACACCATGCTGAAGCGCGAGATTATTGCCGAGGACTTCGACGGTAACAAGTATGTCGACATCGCCTACTTCCATTACTCGAAGAATGAGGTTCTCGAGCTCGAGATCGCATATCCCGGCGGTCTTCGAAACCACCTGATCGACATCATGCGGAAGGGCGACAACTACGAGATCTATGGCTTCTTCAAGAAGTTTATTCTCGGGGCTTATGGACGCAAGTCGGACGACGGTCGTCGGTTCATCAAGAACGCCGAGCAGACCGAGGCCTTTGCTCAGTCCCAGGCTTTCGAGACCTTCCTCTTCGAGCTCCTGGAGAACCAGTCTCAGATGGAGACCTTCTTCAACGAGATCATGCCTATCGGCGCGGACAAGCCGACTAAGATGACCGAGGCTCAGGCGAAGGCACTCCAGAGCGGTCTCGTCACCGAGGAACTCCGGAAGGAGCTTCTGGGCGAGTGATGGTTATTTGCTGACGGGGCTCGTTAAGATCGGCGGGCCCCGCGGCGAAAACCTACACTATAGTGACCACCCCACATCATATTCGAAAGGACACCATCATGACCGCCCCCAAGATTGACGTTCACCCCGCCGAAGCTGTAGCCGTGCTTGCTGCTTCCTGGGCCGCCACATCTCTCATTTCTAAGGCCGTCGAAGCTATCGTTCCCGCCCCGGTTAAGCTGCCTGCTAAGCTTGCCTGGATGGCCGGTAAGTTCGTCGTCGCCAGTGCAATTGGAGATATCGCAGCCGAGAAAGTTGTCAAGCAGTACTCACAGATCATCCGCGGAGCGCTCCCCACAATCAAGGACTCGATTAAGGATATTGTTAGCGACGAAGACGACGCACAGTGATCAACACCCATCTGCTCTAACACGGCGGATGGGTCTTTCATATACTTAGGAGAACCACACATGAGCGAAGTGCCCACTCGGGATAGTTTCCCGTCCAACCAGGACCCCAAGCCCGCAGACAAGCCTCAGGAGAAGCCGAAGCTCCAGGCTGTTACTAAATCCGCAGTCCAGCGTAAGATGTCGATCGGACGCCGCATCAAGAATGCTCTCGTTGTCGATGACGCACAGTCGATCGGCGCATATCTTCTCGAGGACGTTGTGATCCCGACGGTCAAGACCCTCATCTCGGATATCGCGGTTGGCGCGATCGAGCGAGCCCTGTACGGCGAGGCACGAGGACGCCCCATGTCTTCGTCTCGGATCTCAGGTCGGGGGTATACCCCCTACAACCGTATCTACAGCTCGGGGTCTCGAGTCACTCCACCGGATGACGGACCGGGTGATCGGCGAGAGCTCTCCCGCGATGCTCGGCGTTCACACGACTTCGGAGAGATCGTGTTCGAGTCTCGTCCGGAGGCCTATGAGGTCCTTGACCGTCTGAATGACCAGATCAAGAACTTCGATGTCGCGACTGTTGGGGATCTCCTCGATCTGTCGGGCATCACCGCGACCCATGTGGACGAGAACTGGGGTTGGCGTACGCTGGCCACTGCCCAGGTCCGAAGGGTCCGTAACGGATACATCCTCGACCTCGAGAGACCGGTGAAGATCTGATGACCATTTTTGAGATGAAGCAGAAGCTTCGCGAACTGTACGGACGTCGATGGCAGGAGCGCGTCGACAAGATGAATGACGCACAAGTCGTCGCCATATTCAAGAAATTCGTAGCCAACGGCAAGATCAAGAACTAAGGAGTACTTAACCATGAATGCCTCAACCGCTACCCGAGTATTTACTCAAGCAGGTATGCTGCTTCGAAAGCACGCACCGCATATCCTCATTGCCAGTGGTATCCTCTCTATGGGTGCTGGTGTCGTCTCGGCGGCTGTGGAGACCTCTGCGGCGAGCGAGAACGAGGACATCGAGACTCACCTCAAGGCCTGGTCGGCCATCACTAGTGAGACTGTCCCAGACCGTAAGGTGTATATCTCTGCTAAGGGGATTCTCGGTGCTAAGATCGCCAAGAACTTCCTCTTCGCATATCGCAAGACCATTCTCCTTACTGCCTGCGGTGGCGCCCTGATCATCTCGGGTCACGCTATCCAGTCTCGTCGCTACACGGGTCTTCTTGCCGCATATTCCGCAGTTGACCGTGCCTTCAAGAATTACAAGTCCGGCGTTGCCGAGGTCTTCGGTTCTGAGGGCGTTAAGAAGATGCAGAAGTGGGTGAATGAGAAGTCTCAGGAGGATATCGCTCCTGAGGAGGCAGGTGATGTCCCGCCCATCGTCAAGGATCTCGAAGATCTCAAGGCGATGGGTGTTAGGCCCCATCGGATCGATATTGAAGGCCTCTCCCCTTATGCTCGGGTTTATGGCCCCGGTTGCGAGGACTGGGAAGGCAATCGCGACCACGATGAGCTCATGCTCTCAACTACCCAGGCATATTTCAACGATCGCCTCGTGGCCCGAGGACATGTCTTCCTCAATGAAGTTTACGATGCCTTTGGTATCAGCCGTACTCCTGCTGGTGCTGTGGTTGGTTGGACCTACGGCCGCAACGGCGATAATTTCGTTGATCTTCGCATCGGTGACTACCTCGATGATCTGGTCGGGGATGGCGACGAGACCGAGGTTTACCGCTCCTGGATCATCGACCCCAACGTCCAGGGCGTCATCTGGGACCGCATCTGATATCTAGAACTACACAGAAAGGACACTAAAATGCACACCACCGTGAAGGTGGCGCTGGCCTTTGCGGTCGGTGCTCTGATAGGCGCACTCGGCGCCCGTTATATTCTCGAGAAGAAGGCGGAGGAGCGACTCTCGGAAGAGGTCGAAGCCATTCGTCACTACTACGAGACAAAACTCAAGATTGAGTCTGACCGTCTCAACAAGGGCGAGGAGATCAAGCCTGTGAAGTCCAAGCACACCGATATGCTCGGTCGTCCGAAGCCGGGCGAGGAGTATGAGGCGATGCGAGACCAGCAGCGCGGTTCCCTCTGGACCAATCCTCCCGAGTTCGAGGACGTTGCTCCTGTGAATGATATCGATATGGAGCAGGGTGTTGCCGTCGACGCATACATGTTCGAAGACGAGGCCCAGGCTGCCATGAAGATGTATCTGGGGTATGATCAGCACGAGCTTCCGATCATCCGGGTGACGGAGGAAAGCTTCTGGAGTGGTTGGGCGGACTTCCCGTGCTTCGAGGTCCACTATCTTTCAGAGGATAACATCTTCTACCTTGCGGACGACGAGAGCGTCCTTCCTGACACCACCGCCAAGGCTTGGGTCGGAGACGCGATCGACGATATGGTCGACTTCGACATCGATGAGAACCGCAGTATGAAGTACCTTCGGAACTTCCGTGAGGAAGTCGATGTTCAGCTCTTCTTCCGCGACGAAAGTCTTGAGGAGTATCTCGGTTCTCAGTCGATTCCTATGAGTCGGGTGAAGACCCTTGACTGAGGCATATTTCGAGTGGCTCGTCGTAAAGACGGGAATGGACCTTTACACCAAGAACCTTAAGAAGACCCACTGGATTCTTCTCGAGATTCTGTTCAACACACAATTCGTCGTCTGGCACGTTATGGACGACAACCAGATTGGATACGCTCAGTACATGCGCGAAACCTTTGCGTATGAGACACAGCGCGACGTACCTCAGTCCTGGATCGACGGCGAGATCTCACTTCTTGAGGTTCTGGTCGTGCTTAGCGAACGTCTATCTGACCTGATCTCAAATCCTGTAGAATGGTTCTGGGCGATGCTCCAGAACGCAAACCTCGAAGTGTTTACGGACGAAGTCCTAAGCACCCCGGCTGGGCAGCCCCGGGCAGAGGTAGAGCATCTACTGGAGGAGCTCATGGATGGACGGCGATCGTTCTTCCCTATCACCGACGCGGATATCGCTAGGTTCCCGGAGCTTCATGGAGAGGGTCTCAACCGTGCGGCCCTCGATATGTGGAGCCAGGCGAACTACTGGATCCGGGCGGTGTACAACATTTAGTAGAAAGGAGCCGCGATGGATTTCGTGAAAGCGACAGTCCAGCAGGGCAAGAAGAACGAGTGGCGGGTGACCCCATCGTTCCGCGTCGGTCGTATGAACGACGTCATGGTCCGAGGTGGCGACTTCTACGCTGTTTGGGACCCACGCAAGGGTCTCTGGTCGACCGAGGAGTACGACCTTCAGGAGATCGTCGACGAGGAGCTTCAGAGGCTGTACTCGGAGCAGCAGGGCAAGTTGTCGGGCGATCTCAACATGTCGTTGATGAGCACCTACAACTCCCAGAGCTGGACGATCTACCGTCGGTGGATCAAGAACCTACCTGACTCCCATACCCAACTGGATCGGAAACTGGTCTTTGCGGATGACAAGCCTCGCCGCGAGGACTATGCGAGTAAGAGACTTCCATATTCTCTGAAGTCTGGTCCGACCGAGAGCTGGGACAGGTTGGTCTCCACCTTGTACGACGAGGAGAACCGACGTAAGATCGAGTGGGCTATCGGATCTATATTCGAGGGCGACTCAAAGTGGATCCAGAAGTTCTTCGTGTTCTACGGCGAGGGCGGTTCGGGTAAGTCGACGATCATCAATATCATCGAGAGACTGTTCGACGGTTATACTGCTGCGTTCAAGTCTCAGGCGCTGGCCAGCGGAACCAACCGTTTCGCTCTTGCGCCTCTTTCCTCGAATCCCCTTGTCGCTATCGAGCACGATGGTAACCTGTCTCGTATCGCCGACAACACCATGCTCAACAGTCTTATCGCGCATGAAAAGATGCCGATGGACGAGAAGTTCAAGTCTGCGTATGAGATGAAGTTCGACTGCATGATCTTCATGGGCACGAACTCGCCGATCCATATCACAGACACCAAGTCGGGTCTCATCCGAAGGCTTGTTGATATCTGCCCCACCGGTAATCGAGTTCCCCACGGTGAGTACGACGCTCTTGTGCGAGATATTCATGATCACCTGGGCGAGTTAGCCACGCATTGTATTGAGGTCTACAAACACTACGGGCCTCACTACTATGACGCATATAAACCGCTGTCGATGATGTACAAGACGAACTTCTTGTACGCCTTCGTCGAGGGAAACATCGACGAGTTCGACGGCGGTATTTCTCTTCAGAGTGCTTACGCACAGTATCGTGAGTATTGCGAGGAGAGCAACATCAACCGGATGCCTAAGAACAAGTTCAAGGACGAGTTCAAGGCCTTCTTCAACATATTCAAGTCGCAGGCTCGAACGGACAACGGGACGAAGGTCAACAACTTCTACCAGTCCATCAAGTTCGAGCTGTTCAACATCACCGAACTGAAAGCAGAGCCCAAGAAGGAGTACCATCTTGTTCTGGATAAATCTGTTTCTTTACTCGATGGTGTGTTGTCTGGTTGCCCTGCTCAGTATTCTCGGGACGGAGTTCCTTCTAAGCGATGGGACGACGTGGACACCACACTTCAAGACATCGACACGAGTAAAGAACATTACGTACGCCCGCCGCAGAATCATATTGTCATTGATTTCGATCTTAAAGTCGATGGCGAGAAGAGCAAAGAGCGCAATCTCGAGGCTGCTTCAAAGTGGCCTCCAACTTATGCTGAGTATAGTAAGGGCGGTAGCGGTATTCACCTGCACTACATCTATGAAGGTGATGCTAGCGAGCTTTCGGCTATGTACGATGACAACATCGAAGTCAAGGTATTTACAGGAAAGGCGAGCCTTAGAAGACGCTTGTCGAACTGTAACGACTTACCTATTGCTCACATCTCCGAAGGACTACCACTCAGGGAGAAGAAAGTGATCGATATTCAGGTCATGAAGAATGACAAGACTCTTAGAGATCTTATCATTCGAAACCTCAAGAAGGAGATCCACCCAGCTACGAGACCGTCGATGGATTTCATTAAGAAGATCCTCGACGACGCTTATGAGCAGGGGATGGACTACGACCTTCGAGTGATGAAGCCGACGATTATTCGTTTCGCCTCGAACTCGACCAACCAGTCGGAGTACTGCCTCAAGCTTGTTGAGCAGATGCATTTCTGCGGCAAGAAGAACGAGGACGAGATGCGTGAGATAGTCATGGAGAAGCGCAAGGACCCTGATGGGGATATCGTCTTCTTCGACGTCGAGGTATTCCCGAACCTGTTCCTGGTCAACTGGAAGGTGAAGGGCGCCAAGCGTGTTAATCGGATGATCAACCCGATCGCCGATGATCTTGAGCCACTCCTCAAGTTCAAGTTGATCGGTTTCAACAACCGCCGTTACGACAACCATATTCTCCATGCTCGAATGCTGGGATACGACAACTATGAGTTGTACAAGGTGAGTCAGGCGATTGTTACCGGACAGAAGGACGCGATGTTCGCAGAGGCTTATAACCTCAGCTACGCGGATATCTACGACTTCTCGTCCAAGAAGCAGTCTCTCAAGAAGTGGGAGATCGAGCTTGGTCTGGTCCACAAGGAGCTTGACTACCCGTGGGATGAGCCGGTTCCAGAGGACAAGTGGCTCGAGGTCGCCGAGTACTGTGATAACGATGTTATCGCTACGGAGGCAGTCTTCAACGCTCGTCACGAGGACTGGGTGGCCCGTGAGATCCTTGCCAAGGTCTCAGGTCTGCCGGTCAACTCATCGACGAACGCTCACACCACTCGGATCATCTTCGGGACCAACCGTCGCCCTCAGAGTGAGTTCGTGTACACCGATCTCAGTAAGACCTTCCCTGGGTATAAGTACGAGCAGAAGGTTAACGACGAGGGTCGTATTCTCGGGATGGAGTCGACTTATAAAGGCTTCACAACCGGAGAAGGCGGGTTCGTTTACGCAGAGCCTGGGATCTACTACAACATCGCCCTTATCGACGTCGCTAGTATGCACCCGAGCTCGATCGAGGCGCTCAACCTGTTCGGAGACCGGTACACCGCTCGGTTCTCTGAGATCAAGCAGGCGCGTATCGCGATCAAGCGAGGCGACGATGAGAAGGCTAAGACCTTACTCGGCGGGGCTCTGAAGTCCTTCCTCGAGGAGGGTGTGGATCACAAGGCCTTGGCTGACGCGCTGAAGATTGTTATCAACAGCGTCTACGGTCTGACCGCTGCCAAGTTCAACAACGCCTTCCGGGATCCTCGGAATGTCGACAACATTGTGGCGAAGCGTGGTGCTCTGTTCATGATCGATCTTCTCGAGTTCGTTCAGAGCAAGGGCTTTACGGTGGCGCATATCAAGACGGATTCGATTAAGATCCCGAACGCTACTCCGGAGATTATTCAGGAAGTCATGGACTTCGGGAAGAAGTACGGGTACGACTTCGAGCACGAGGCGACGTACGAACGTATGTGTCTCGTCAACGACGCCGTCTATATCGCCCGTTACGACACCGGCGAGTGGACCGCCACAGGTGCTCAGTTCCAGCATCCTGCGGTGTTCAAGCAGCTCTTCTCGAACGAGGAGCTCACCTTCCGAGACTATTGTGAGGCCAAGTCGGTCACCTCGAAGCTGTATATTCAACGAGAGGACCCCGACCACTCGCACTTCAGTTTCATTGGGCGCGTTGGTCTGTTCGTTCCCGTTAAGGACGAACCGGGTATTCCTGGTGGAGCCTTGAAGCGGTACAACGAGAAGACCGAGAAGTATTCGGACGTCACCGGGACCAAGGGGTTCAAGTGGGAGGACGCAACGCTTATCGAGAAGGCTAATAAGCCTGAGTGGATCGATAAGTCATACGTACGGCATCTTGTCGACGGAGCCGTAGAGACCATCAACAAGTTTGGCGACTTCGAAGAGTTCGTCAAGGTAGCCTAAGGAGAACCATATGTGTGGACGCTGGGTCTGGATCCATGCTGGATGGGCGTGGTACCATATCTGGATCATGGACGCTGCTTGCGGGCGCGTCAACCGAGTCTGAGACAATTAACAAGAAAGGACACTATTATGTACCGACGCTATGGAATCATCAACTTCATCTTCGACATCTTCATGGTCTCGATCACGGGTGGGCTCTGGCTCATCTGGATCTTCGCGAGGGAGATGCGTCGGCGGTGAAACTGACCGTATCCGCGGAAGATATTCTGGCGGAGATTGGCGACGATGACGACGCTCAGCCCGAACCTGAGACATTCGCTCGTCGTTGGATCAAAAATTCCCGGGGGAGAATTCTGAGAGTCAAATCTCGGGTTCTCCCCCTTCGGGGGTCCACTAACGGATACACCCTCGAGATCACCATCCCCAAGGTACGAAACCGTGAGATCATCGACAAGATGAACGAGGATCTGTGCGATTTCCTGGACGCCTTGATTGACGAGTACGATATTCCGAAGAGAGTACGCAAATGAGCACACCTATTGACCAAACCCCCGACATCATTGTCCGAGACACTCCTGATGGCGGCGTGGATCTCGTCTTCCATGTCGAGCAGGGCGATCTCGAGCGGTCACAGTTCGTCCGTATCGTGGCCTTCTACGCGGGGATGTTGCAGACCGGGATCGACGCGAGCCGTTCGTACGCTGAGCAGGCTCTTTACGAAAGGACCACCAATGGCGCTTCTTGATGATATCGAGTACGCTATGACCAAGATGAGCGAGCACAAGGAGGCCGCTCGTCACTTGATGACTATGGCTCTGGACGAACGGAACGAGGCCTCAACGTGGGAAAAGCGCGCTGAGGAACTCATGAAGCAGCTCGACGAGGTAGGAGTAGACAATGCCTGACAAGACACCCTTCCAGATTCAGCAGGCCGGAAACGAAGAGACACTTTCAGCCACCGTGATTGAAATGATGGAGCCCGAGGAGATCGACCGGTTGCTGTCGTATCTCCGGGATCCTCGAGAGTACGTGACCGCGCACTGATATCCGCGAGAAGAACATGGGGCATAGTGACCACCACAGAAAGGAACCCCTCATGTTCACCATTGAGCCCGGCGGCGTCCAGGACCTCTCCATCGCTCTCTTTGTTATTCTGCTCGTCCTCACACTCGTTAAGTCTTACAGCTTAGCGGTGTGGTTGATGCAGTGGTGCAAAGACACGACCCCCGAGGATCTGGACGCCGTCCGCTCCGGTAAAGTGACCGCATTCCGACACTGACCTGTTCACAGGCCTATATCCGCTACCCGGCGGATAGGGTCTTCACATTTGAAAGGACACACAACCATGACCAAGATCATTACCTCCGACGGATTCTCGAGTGTGAAGTCTACCATATCCAAGCGAGAGCGAAAAGGAAAGCTTGTGGTGGATATCAGCTTCCGAAACGGTATGACCCTCGATGAGAAGTACTCTCTTATGAACGCACTTCACAAGGCCGCCGAGCAGATTATTGAGGAGCGTAACTGATGGACCACGACGAGATCACCGCAATCGATATTCTCGATGGTACAACCCCTAAGAACGTCATCGTTAAGAGTGCTTCCCTCTACACCGAGAGTCAGCGCGGGGGGCCCATCCATAAGACTCACAACGAAGGTGAGGTTACCCTCAGGGTCGAGTTCTTCAAGGCTGCAACCGCCAGCGAGCAGGCTTGGTTCCTCCAGAAGATCGAGGAAGCCGTTATTGATATCATACACGAGCACTCAAGGATGGAGACATGGAATCGCTAGACGAACGACCTGGACCTCTACAGCTTGGGGCTCGTTACAAAGCCTCCCGAATGAAGCAGATCGAACGAACTCTCGCTCGACTCAACACCGCCTCCTACGAGGTTATATCCGAACGCAACACCACTAAGGCGGCTCTCGAGCTTGAGAAGGCAGCCTACTGGATAGCACATCTCGCCTCAGACATCGCAGCACACTCACGAATCAACCCTAAGGAGTACCAGTCATGAATGATCTCACCCTTCGCAATGTCCGCATCATCTTCCGCAACTTCGCCGGCGCCCCGACCCGTTTCAATGCGGCAGGAGGCAAGCGTACCTTCTCGATCCTCCTGAACGAGACGGAGGCCAACGAGCTCAGGTCGATGGGCTTCAACGTCAAGGCTCTTAAGCAGCGTGACCCGGATGACGACCCGGCGTTCCACCTCCCCGTCGAGGTCTCATATCGCGTCAAGCCTCCGCGTATTGTCTTCATCTCGAACCAGGGACGTAAGCGGACTGTCATCGACGAGGACACTGTCGGTCTGATCGACTACACCGAGATCGAGAAGATCGACCTCACCATCAACCCCTACCAGTGGGAGATGGAGAACGCTCGCGGCGTCAAGGCATATCTCCGGACGATGTACGTCACGATCCGTGAGGACGAGCTGGACATCGAGTACGCTCAGGACTTCGGACCCGAGGTTCCTGCCGACTACGAGGAGTAATGGACTTCTCGTATTTTCCGGGGAGGGGTTTCTAGGTCTTCGGATCTGGGAGCCCCTCCCTTGCTCTCTCGACAAAAGGATACCACCATGCAGTACATTCAGGACATCGCCAAGATCTACGACGAGCACGACGAGCGGAACATGCGTTGCCTTGTCGCCCTCCCCAACGACTCGAGGACCTATATTCTCGACGACTACGAGGAGGGGTGGGACTACCATACCGCACAGAACATCGACGAGACCGAGCTCACACTTCTCGATCGGGATACGCTCGCGATAGTAAGAACCACCTTCGACAATAGTCAGCGAATCCTCAGGGAAGGGAACCATATCCGCGTCATCGAGGACCGTATCGAGGACCGTGTTCAGCGTATATTCACAGAAGCCGAAGAAGGGGTTCGGCCCGTCATCCTGAGAAGGATTAACGGGATGGGCACGTTCAAGCAGTGTGATATTCTCCACGTCGACTCGGATTGGTCGCTCGTCTTCATCGGCGCCCGCTACGAGAATTACGACAACCTCCATATCCTCATCCTGACCGATAAGACCATCCTGAACTATTCAGAGGATGACGGCGTATATCTTCTCGATGGGGAGTACTTCGTCAACAGCACGTCGCGCAAAGCGCTGATGAAGTAAGGAATACTACCATGACCCAATATGTTAATGAACAAGAGGTTCGTGTTTTCTGGCGAAAGCAGAACAACCAACTCGAGCTCTGGGGGCAGCCGTGTTTCATCAAGTTCCCCGAGCGAGACGAGATCTACATCATATTCCGATTCGCCTTCAACGACAAGAAGTACGTGGATCTTTACGGTGTTCGGGTTGATGACCCATCGGCGACACCTGTGCATTTCTTCTTTAAGTATGAGAAGACAACTGTCCGAGACGGGATCCAGGACTCATCAGGCAGAGACCTGATCGAGGTGGAGGAGGACAAACGCATCACAACTGAGGAGATCATGCTGACGTATGGTTTCCTTGACGGTGCTCGAACGAGTCCTTCGGTTCGAATCGGGGACAGCGAGTACTTTATCACCAACATGAAGAGCTCGATCGTCCACAACAAAGAGTACGTTACCATGTCTCTTGTTAATAAGGAGAACGGATTCCGGAAAGACACTACTGTCCAGTCCAACGCCTTGTGGGAGAAGGCCGACAACAACCTCTACATCGACACGAAGGAGTTCCTCTGATGATTGACATGATTTACACAGCCCTCAAGAATGACCTCGACGACGGATGGTACCCTCGCGTTATCGGTGTTTACGACCGGGAAGACCCATTCATCGTGACCGACGTTGATCTGGAGCGGGGCGATGACGGTGACGAGGAGTTCACTTTTCTTATGGGGACATATTCCAACGGCGGCACAAGGCAGGAGATTCGGTTCCGAACAGATGGTTTCCAGCTCGATCCGGTTCGCCGGGACAACGTTCGGGCATATCGTCTCGTCCGTAAGAACAAGCCGCTGGTGGAGACATATACCGCGAGCGACATCATCGAGACGTGGGGTAAACTCACGGCTGCCGGAGAGCAGTTCAAGATCAAGATCAACATCGGGGGCAACGAGACATTCTACGCCCACGATTACTACTGGGACGGTTCAGGCGACTGGGTCGTCCTTAAGGGCCACAACGACATCCGTCCGGAGCACTATATCTACCTGCCGGGGGATGCGACGGTTCGTATCTATACCAACAGCCCTGACGTATATGTCGTCGAGTTCAACCAGATCTACACCCACTGATATTTCAACAAGGAGCACCACACCATGTTTTCCAAGCCTTACCAGACGACCTATGAGAAGCTGTCATCCTGCAACATCAACGGCGAGATGATCCTACGAGAGTGGTACGCTCTCAATGGTCTCTCGCCGTCTCTCGGTACCTCGGATAATATCTACGAGGAGATCAACTATATCGTACAGACGACCGACGCCTACTACTTCCTCAATGGCGAGCGTCAGATCCATATGCGACTCCCGAACGATATGTGGAAGCGTGAGGAGCTGGACGGACGGATGCATTTCGTCTCGACGAAGACCCTCGACTTCATCGAGAAGGATGTCTGTGACGGGGTTTCCAAGCTCGATGCTGTGGCCATTCGGAGGGTTCTCGCCCATGTTAAGGACCGACTGGAGGTGATCGAGAATGGACTCGGAACTGAATGATTTTCTAGGAGGAGTCGAGGAATACCTTATCCGCGGCGCACAACACAACATCCGTCTATCAGAAAGCACCATCATGTCTAAGACGCCATTTTCACTCCGTCAGATCGACCCTAAGGGTTGGAAGTTCAGCTGGTACGCCCCGCGCGAGACTCATAAGTGGGACGTCGACGATCTCTTCATGGACGGCGAATACATCTATATCGGGCCGAGAGATCCGGGCGTAAAGCTCATCACCATCAAGAAGAACCGCCCCAAGCTCAACATCAACTGGGAGAAGAAGACCATTTCCTACAAGGGTAGTGTCGACGAGTTCCTTACTTGGGGTGATGACTGATGACGTGGGAGGAAGCCTACAAGGCGATGACGGACGAACTCCGGAGACTGACTCGATTCGGGGTGAAGTTCTTCATCTTCGAGGACATTACGGACGACCTGTTCCCTGTGTCCAATATCTGGATCTGTCAAGCTCCGCCTTCGATCAAGGAGACTGAGAACGGAATCGAGATCCATCTCTGGGACGCTAACGGCGGAAAGACGATAACTCCGAAGGTTGAGGGATATGAGTGGTCCTGGATCCCAAGTCAACTGACACTTCTTCGCTACAAGCGCGAACCAGGCGAGAACATCTCGCTCGAGGAGTTCTGTGAGAAGGAGGATCTCTGATGCGATGGATGGAAGCTCTGCGTGAGATGGAGATATTCTTCCGTCAAACGCCCACGACGTTCTTCACATTCGTCAACAAGCCGGCCCTGAGGGATCGTGCGGATATCATCATCATCTGCCGAGGATTCCCGAAGTACCACCTAGTCGAAGAAGGCGCGCATATTACGTTGTGGGACGCCAATAAGAGCAGGAAGGCCCATATCTTCGAGAACCCTGCTTTCTTGTTCGACTGGCGGTGGTACCCCGAGTGTCTAACGCTTGCTCGGATGGATCCTATGAGCGCCGGTAAGAGCATTACATACGAGGAGCTGATCCGGATTGAAGACGAGACATCGTGCGAACTGTAATTGGTGGACGCTTATGGAAGCTGATTATGTCCGGTCTCGGCGAGAGCCTACGAAACCTCGCAAGTGGGTGTTCCGGATTATGGGATCGGTTGGTGGAGGCGGCGAGTGCTCTGAGCCGGTACTTACGAAGAGCGGCTATATCGCGTTCGACTGCCCGGTCCTCCAATCGGCTATCATGACCCCTCAGGACAACCCCCTCCTCGAGGTCGACTATCAGGCGCGTCTTATTCGGCTGCACGAGTATGACAAGGCGCATCCGTGGTACGGTGCAGCAACCCTGGGTAACAGCTCGGTATATTACAAGAGCCTGCTGTGGCCCACAATCGGGAATATTCCCGACGGCATCATCTAGTCTCGAAGGGAGGGGTTTCAGGTCTGTACTATGGCTTGGAGCCCCTCCCTACTCGCATTATCCCTTACGAAAGGACATCATCATGACTAACGAAAAGTTCGACCGCTATTTCATCGAGTACAACATGATCGGACGATGGATCGGCGACCTGGTCAATCATCCAGACTACTATATCACCAACGACGGACACGTCATTCGTTATAGAGAGTCCACAGGTAGCACATATCTCAGGACTATGCGTTCCAAGCCGAATACGGCGAACCCTTATTACGTCGTCAACATCGTCGACCAGACGACCAAGCGCAACAAGATGTACTACAACCATATCCTAACGTACCGAGCGTGGGTCGGAGACTATGATAAGCGTACCCACAACCTGTGGTTCATCGATGGTGATATTCACAACTGTCACATCAGTAACCTCGAGCTCGTAACTGTCTCGGAAAAAGGTAAGCGAGTCGACTACATGAAGCGTGGAATCAACTGGAGCGATATCGTGGACGAGTTTGGAGCACTGGTATGAGTATCCCGGGAAGGATTTACAATGCAGCTACGGCAGCATCAGTCAGAAGCCTTGCAGAACCTTGCGAACGGGAAGGTGTTGTGCGGCTCAGTTGGCTCGGGGAAGAGTCTGACGGCGGTGGCGTACTGGTATACGACGATCTGCGGGGGTGGGTTGACCCCACTGGTGCCCAGGAGATCCCATATTCCGTGCTATGTGGTGACGACTGCCAAGAAGAGGAATGATCGAGAATGGGATATCGAGTTCGCGAGGGTAGGAGTTGATCGAAGTGACGAGAACGGCGATGTTCACGTCCTTGCCTGGAACGAGATCCATAAGGTGGCGGACGTCCAAAGCGCTTTCTTCATATTCGACGAGCAACGGGCAAGTGGGTCTGGCAAGTGGGCTAAGACGTTCATCCGAATTGCTCGAAGGAATCAGTGGATCATGCTGTCCGCCACTCCTGGAGACGTATGGCTCGACTATATCCCGCTCTTTATCGCGAATGGGTTCTACCGCAACCGGACCGAGTTTCTTCGCCGACACGTCGTCTTTAACAACTTCGCCAAGTTTCCTCAAGTGCAGCGGTATCTAGAAACGGGGGTGTTGGAACGTTACAGACGGCAGATCTTGGTGGATATGCCTGTTGAGCGACACACAAAACGGTTAAAACGTGATATTCGTGTGAAGCATGATGCAGAATTATACTCGAAGATCGCGAAAACTCGGTTTGATCCTTGGAAGGATGAGCCGGTTCTCAATGCAGGGGCCTTGTGTTACCTGTTTCGAAGGGTTGTCAATGACGATTCTCGGAGGTACGCGGCGGTTCTCGATGTGTTGAAGCGCCATCCTCGAGTTGTGATATTCTACAACTTCGACTATGAGCTTGAGCGGCTTAGAGGTCTTGCTGATGACGGTGTTGTGGTATCGGAGTACAATGGTCATCGACACGATCCTGTGCCCGAAGGCGAGTCCTGGGTGTATCTCGTGCAGTACACTTCTGGGGCTGAGGGGTGGAACTGTATCTCTTCAGACGCGATGATATTCTACTCGCTGAACTACTCGTACCGTGTCATGGAGCAGGCTGAGGGACGGATCGATCGTCTCAACACGCCTTACTCGAAGCTTTTCTACTACCGGTTAGTCTCGGACTCGCCTATCGATCGGGCGATTCGGGACGCAATTTCTCGAAAGAAGGTGTTCAATGAACGCGCATTTATAGGACTTTAATCCCAGATTTTTGTACCAAAAAAGTGGTACAGCCGTGGTACAGAAATGGTACAAGCATGGTACGTTTTGGGTCGTTGCCCCATTTTCGGAGGGCAGTGACCCACAAAAATCGAAATTTGTACCATTTTGTACCATTTTGTACGTTTTGGGTCACTGCCCCTGAAACGTTGCAATTCCAACGAAAAGTCGGGGTCTTGTACCATTTTACCACTTTTTCCTCTATTAATAGTTAAAAGTAAAAAATTAAAAAATATAGAGGGTAAGGGTTTCGAGGCCCAAAAATGGTACAAGACCCAATCTTGGGTCACTGCCCCTGCACGAGATACTTCGCGTATAATGAAGAGAAGGGACAGAATGGGGCAAAACGCCTTATTTTGTCACATGTCAAGTTTGCTTGACATATGGGTTTTTTGTGTCCTTTCTGCCCGAGTGACGGGTGAGGAGCGATCGTGGGGATGGTCCGCGTTTTGTGATCCTCTGTCCCTTCTCTGTTTTACTTGTTGAAAGGACAACACGTATGGCTCGAGAGAGTATATTCCAAAAAGGTTTGATCCGAGAGATCAAGCAACGCCTTCCGGGATGCCTGGTTCTGAAGAACGATCCGAACCATATTCAGGGTATCCCCGATCTCACGGTCCTCTACCAAGACCGCTGGGCCTTCCTCGAGGTGAAGAAGTCCGCTAAAGAGGCGCACCAGCCTAACCAGGACTACTATATCGAGAAGGCCAACGCCGTGTCGTTCGGCGCATTCATATCCCCGGAGAACAAGGAGCACGTTCTTCATGATCTGGAACTTACACTCAACCCTGGAGGGAGCGCACGCCTTCCTTAGTGCCTCCAAGTACTCTTGGTTGAATTATGACGATGAGAAACTCGTGTCCACGTTTACGACCGCTCAGGCTGCCGCACATGGTACGCGCCTTCACGCGCTCGCCGCAGAACATATCCGACTCAAGATGAGGATGCCTCGCAACAAGATTACATTCAATGCTTATGTGAACGACGCCATCGGGTTCAAGATGGACCCTGAGGTCGTCCTCTTCTATTCGGTTAACGCCTTTGGTACCGCGGACGCCATATCCTTCGACGAGAAGAAGGGGTTCCTTCGGATTCACGATCTCAAGACGGGAACGGGTCGCGCTAAGATGGACCAACTTATGGTCTACGCTGCCTTATTCTGTCTCGAATATAACGAGAAACCGATGAGTCTCGAGTCTGAGCTTCGTATCTACCAGAATGATGATGTGCAGATCTTTGTTCCGAACATGGATGATATTGCGCACATCATGTCCCGGATTGTCCACTTCGATAAGCTTATCGAGAAAGCTAAGGAGGAAGCGTGATATTCTCGACTGAGGATCACGACGACTACCTGGAGCACTACGGTATGCCCCGGAGGTCTGGGCGATATCCGTGGGGGTCTGGTAAAGAACCATATCAGTCAGCTCACGGTTTCAAGGGACAGGTTGAGGCGCTTCGCAAGCAGGGACTCTCGCAGCCGCAAATCGCTAAGGCGATGGGTATAACCACGACTCAGCTTCGTGCGCATATTACCAATGCCAACGCGGAGTTGAAGGCCGACAAGGTGCACCGCGCCCTGACTCTTAAAGAGAAGGGTCTGTCCACCTCGGCGATCGGCCGCGAGATGGGGCTCAACGAGAGTTCTGTTCGAGAGCTCCTCAAACCCGATGCGCTTGCCCGCAAGGACAAGATCTCGAAGACTGCTGATATTCTTCGTGAGGACGCCGATAACCGTAAGTTTATTGATTACGGCACTGGCGTTGAGCTCAACCTCGGAGTGTCTAACGAGCAGCTTAAGGCTGCTGTTGAAATGCTCAAGAACGAGGGTTACGAGACTCACGATGTATATCTGAAGCAGGCCGGCTCGGACCGATATACCAATATTCGAGTCCTGTCTCCTCCCGGTACACCTAAGTCGGAAGTGGTGAAGAACCTTGATAAGATTCGTACTCCCGGCGTTGTTGTGCGTGACGGTGATATTACTACTGGTATTCGGAAGCCTAGTAACCTTGATTCCAAGAGACTCGAGGTTAAGTACGGGCCAGACGGCGGTAGTGATATGGACGGCGTTGTTGAGCTTCGCCGTGGTGTTCGTGATCTCGATCTGGGTAATAGCCACTATGCTCAGGTCCGCGTTGCTGTGGATGGAACCCATTATCTAAAGGGTATGGCTATGTATTCCGATGATCTTCCGAAGGGTGTTGATGTTCGTTTCAACACTAATAAGAAGAACACCGGAAACAAGCTGGATGCGCTTAAACCTCTCAAGTCGGACCCCGATAATCCGTTCGGCGCCACCATTAGACGTCAGATGGAGTATATCGGTAAGGATGGAAAGAAGAAGCTGTCCCCGCTTAATCTGGTTAACGACGAGGGATCCTGGGATGACTGGAGCAAGTCTCTAGCATCGCAGTTTCTATCGAAGCAGAGTCTCGACATGGCCAAGCGCCAGCTCGGGATTACCCGGAAGAAGTTTGACGACGATCTCGCAGAGATATTATCGCTCAACAATCCGGTTATTAAGCGAAAGCTTCTCGAGAAGTTTGCTGAGTCTGCTGATTCAGCGGCGGTCCATCTTAAGGCTGCGGCGTTACCTCGCCAGGCAGCACAGGTTATTCTTCCTCTGAAGAACATCAAACCTAATGAGGTCTACGCTCCGAACTTCAAGCACGGTGAGCGTGTGGCTCTCGTTCGTTATCCTCACGGAGGAACGTTCGAGATTCCCGAGCTCGTCGTCAACAACAAGTTCAAGGACGGCATCCGTCTTATCTCGCCGAAAGCGAAGGACGCTATTGGTATTCACCCATCAGTTGCTGAGCGCTTATCCGGCGCCGACTTCGATGGGGACAATGCTGTGGTTATTCCGTTAGGCGGCACCACCAAGGTACGGACCACTCCTCCACTCCGAGGGCTCAAGGGGTTTGATCCCAAGACTGCATATCCCGCGGTTCCTGGAATGAAGCGTATGACCAATACGCAGACCGAGATGGGTAAGATCAGTAACCTCATTACTGACATGACCTTGAAGCAGGCAAAACCTAGCGAGCTGGCTCGGGCGGTCCGCCATTCCATGGTTGTTATTGATGCTGAGAAGCACAAGCTGAACTACGTCCAGTCTTATAAAGACAATGGTATTGATCAGCTGAAGCAGAAGTATCAGAACGGTGGCGGTGCCTCGACGCTTATCTCCCTCGCCAAGTCTAAGGCATATGTTCCGGAGAGGAAACTACGCCGGGCTTCCGAGGGCGGGTCTATAGATCCTAAGACCGGAGAACTTATTTACAAAGAGACTGGTCGTTATTACACCAAGACTCTGAAGAATGGTACAGTCAAGAAGGTTTATTATCAGACCGAGACATCGAAGATGAGTACGGTAAAGAACGCCCATGCTTTATCTTCGGGTACCACCATGGAAGCTTTATATGCTGACCATGCAAATAAGTTGAAGGCCATGGCGAATAGAGCCCGCCGTGAATCCATTCATCAGCCATCCATTATCAAGAACCCCCGTATAGCAGAAACATACGCCCCTGAGGTTTCATCCCTCCGGGCTAAACTAAACACCGCCCTTAAGAATAAGCCCCTGGAAAGACAAGCCCAGGCGGTAGCAAAGGGGGTGGTCGATGCAAAGCGGGCGTCTAACCCCGGCATGGGTGCTGACGAAGCTGCGAAGATCGAGTCAATGGCTTTGCGTACCGCACGTCAAAGACTCGGGGCTGATAAGGCAGGCAGTAGGGTACAACCCACACCGCGAGAGTGGGAAGCCATACAAAAGGGCGCAGTCTCCAACCACTTCTTGGAGCAAGTCATAGCTAATGCTGATGTGGACTACATCAAGCAGCTCGCCACACCAAAGGTTGTGCGAGGACTGAGCAGTGCTCAGGTAGCTAGAGCTGAAGCCATGCAGCGTAACGGAGCAACCAACGCTGAGATTGCTGAAGCACTCGGTGTCTCGACATCTACAGTTCGTCGTGCTATTCTTGAGTGAACTACGAAAGGAAGTGAAGAACTACAATGAAGTTGTGTAGACTAACAACGACTGACAATCCTTACGATCCTTTCGACGAGTTCGACAAATGGTACCTATGGGACATTCAACACGGGTACCATACCTCGGCCTACCTGGGTAGGGTGGCACGGACCTCTAGTGATCTGTCAGAAGTTGATGACAACTTGGCGAACGAGCAAGCAATCGATGAGATTGTTGCACTGAATTTAGTTGGAATTTACAGAAAAGTCGAGAAATTCGTGTGAGTTTCTGCTATTTCTGCTATTTCAACTCAAACCCGGGGGACTCCGCGAAAAACGCAGACCCCTGGTCAT